GCTCCTACGCTCAATCCTCCAAGAACAGGTAATCCAGCCTCTGCCCAATCCGAGAAAGGAATGGGAAGAACTGCCAAGGCTCTAAAAGAATTAGAAGCCAGGTTCAAAGAGACGGGTAATGCAAAGGACTTTGCTGCTCTTCGAAAACTCAAAATGAGCAATCGCTCATAAAAACTAACTCATTAATAATCATTAATTACAATGTCATTCTCAAATACATTCGATACTACTAATACAGGACCGGGTGTTTCTAACCGCGAAGACTTGACTGATGTCTTGACTATCCTCGCTCCAGAAGAAACTCCTATCCTTTCGTCTGCAAACAAAGAACGTGCTACTGCAACTAACGTTGAGTGGACCGTTGACAGCCTTTCTGCTCCCAGCACTGCTGGTATCTCTGAAGGTGCTGATGTTACTGCATTCACTGATCAATTCGCTGGCCGTGCTCGTCTCGGCAATCGTGTTCAAAAGTTCCGTCGTGACTACATGGTATCCGATCTGCAAGAAGCAGTCGATTCCGTTGGTCCCGCTAAGATCGCTCAGGCTGAAGCCAAAGCTATCCGCGAACTAAAACGCGACGTTGAAGCAACTATTGCTGGAACTCAAGACGCAAGCACAGAAAACGGTGCAGGTACACCTAACGCCCTTCGTGGTCTTGGTGACTGGCTCGATTCTGCTGGTCCTGCTGACGTTCCTTCGTCGTTCCGTACACCTGCTGACAGCATCTACACAACAACTGAAGCTAATGCTACTGCGTTTAGCGAATCAGCCCTTAACGGCATCATCAGTTCTATCTTCCGCGTAACTGGTTCAGCAAGCAATCTTATGCTTGTTGCTGACACTGGTCTACGTCAAGTTATTGCTGACTTTGCTCGTACAACTAGTTCCGCTACAGACAATGTTCGTTCGGTAAACTACGATGGTAACAGCGGTAGCATCAAGCTATCGGTTGACCTCTACGAGTCCGACCACGGTGTTGTTTCTATTGTTAACCAAAACCCTGACTGTGCGCCAAACTTCGGCGGCAACACAACAACTGGTTCTGGTTACATCGTAAACCCAGAATACTACGGTATTCATGAGCTTATCCCCATGGGATCAACTCGCCTTCCAAATCTTGGCGGCGGTGAGCGTGGATTCGTTGACTGTGCACTAACACTAGGTGTTTACCATCCTGGCGCACACGGTGTCATCCAAGACGTAACCTAAACTAAAGGAAATATAATACTATGTCTAAATTAACCGTAAATGAATCAACAGGTGACTTCACTCACGTGCTTACTCTATCTGCTGAAGATATTGTTAGCACAAGCACTAACCAAACTATCTGGGGACAAATCCCAGCTGGTGGTGCAGTTGACGTTGCCTTCGCCGTTGAGTCCGTAGCTCTTGTTGGAGCTTCTGACATCACACTTGAAGTTGGTACTGGTACTGATGACGACACACTTATCGATAGCTTCGACATCGACGCTAACGCAGGTGCTACTGTCTACAACACTGGAACAGACTTCATTCAAAGTGATGGTAACACTACATCCAAAGCTGGGGCTAACCCAGTTGCTGGTTCTGGTGGTGCTGCTGCAACCAACCTTATCTACAAGTTCGGTGGTACAGTTGCTAACCTCACTGCTGGTGAAGTTATCATTGGTGTTCGTGTATTCGACCCAATGCGCTTCTCTGCAAGCTAATTAAATACTGGTTGGGGGGCGCAAGCCCCCCGCCTTTTTTAATATGGATATAATTGTTCCTAATCTAAAACGATACTCCGATGGCGAGATTGATCGCGCCTTTATGAAGGAGATCAAGAACGGCTTTAAGTTAGAAAAGCAAACAGAACAAAAGAGGGTTGCACAGGCAGCCAAAGAAGCCCAAGCACTAAAGGGGACAGTCCACCCAATTCTTGGCAAACCAGTTGCAACTATTCCCGCAAGAGAATACTTTCGACTAACACAGAAGTATGGTCAAGAGACTGTGCATTCTAAAGAATTTTTAAAGTATTACAATAAGAAGTTTCCTGAACTTACTCCAAATAAAATATAATGCAGACCCGCACCTACAAGGATTTATTTAGATTAATCACCTCAATGATAGGCACTGGAGGCGAACTTCCAGGTAGCGGAACAGAGGACACACAGGTAGCGGATTTCATTAACCGTAGGTTCCAACAAGCGTTTGACCAAAGTCCTATATGGCCTAGGTATTTTGTTAACTCAGAAGCCCGTGATATTATTTCTTTAATTATCAGCGGTCTAGGTGCAGGGAGTTCATCTGACAGGTCGTCTGTTGCTAATGGAAATTACATTTTGATTGGACAGGCTGACGATCCAGCTGCAGACCAAGGTGC